CTTATCGAAACTGCCTACGCTCCAAGCGATCCGTGATGAACGCTCGAAGCGCGATCCGCTCTACTGGGCCACGCATTGGACCAAGACCGAGAATCCGCATTATCTCGAGCAAGGCAGGGAATTTGCCGCTTCATTCCCAACGAAGAGTTATTTTCGCGTGCTGTTTGATGCTTTGGCGGCGAACCGCTCAGCCGACGTCCCGAGCATCTTCATACCGAAGACCCGCGAGATGGTCACTTCCTGGAGCGTCATGGTCTATGCGACGCACCGCGCGCAATGGTTCAAGAGCGAAGTCATTGTGCAGACTGACAGCGAAGACAAAGCCATGGAGCTGGTAGGGTATGCGGAATGCTTGTATCGCCAGCAGCCTGCCTGGCTGAAGGCGCGGCATCCATTGAAGCGTGAAGCCTCAGCGCTTGAAGTGGAATGGGCGGATGGCGGGCGAGTGCATGGAATCCCCAAGGGCGTGAACAAGATCAGGCTTTTCCATCCTACGATTTACATAATGGACGAGGCCGCGTTCTTGCCCGAGGCGCAGCAATGCTACGATGCCGCGCAGCCTGTCGCCCGTCAAATCATTGCAGTAAGTTCAGCCGGGCCGGGCTGGTTTGGCGACGAATGCCAGTAAGCCTCAGCCCAACCTTTGATGGCAAGCGAACTATCCCGAGTCCTGAATGCCGAGCGCTGATCAGCCAGTTGCTCAATCTGACCAAAGCCGACAAAGTGCTCGAAATCGGCACTGGCTCAGGGACCCAGACCAGCGAATTCAGCTCAACCGGGGCGGAAGTCCACTCCATCGAGCTGGAACCTTGGGTTGACAGCACCAAGATCACCGGGGAGTATGTCTTTCTGCACACCGGAGACGGAGCCAATGGAATTCCTTCTCAAGCTCCATTTACGGCTATCGTGGCCACCTGTGGAGTCGAGCAAATACCCAAAGCCTGGCGAGATCAGTTGGCTGAAGGTGGACGGCTCGTGGTTCCTATTGGCGACAGCACCAGCCAGCGGCTTGTCCTGTTCAGGAAAGAAAAAGGCGAATTGATTCCCGAGCGTGTAGCGGCTTACACACGCTTCTCCATGATGCGCGAGCGGCCAAGCCCCAATCCTCCGAAGTATGATCCGTATGGAAAGGGTTGATGCTAAAACCGCTGGCTACATGGAATTACCAGGCGCCGAGAAGGATGGCAATTGCGTGCGCGTCAAGGTTAACGGTGGGATCAGTCAGAAGCTTGGATGCTGCAATCTATTCCAGCATCAGACAGGCGAAGCCAAGCAATTTCGCTGCGGGACGTGTGAATATGCGCGCGCTTATGGGGAGCGCTGGTTTGGGGGATGAATGCCCAAGTTCCTAGAAGACAAACTCAAGAAGCAGTACGGGGCCGACAGTCCAATCCCTTACAAGGTGATGAATTCGATTGGGGCGATGCGCGGCAACAAAGAAACTCCCAAGGGCAAGGCCATGGAACGCAAACATGCTGCAAAGTCTAAAAGTTCAGCATTTTACGGAGACTAAGCCATGATCAAAAAAGGGAAGATGCCGATCACCGGAACGAACAAAGCGATGCGGCCAAAGCCTCCGGTAAAGACCAATGCAATGACGCCTTCGGCCGACGCCGAGAAACAGATCAAACAGCCTCCGCAGCCGTTCGCCAACAAGAACGGCCCTGTCAATCTCCCGGTACACGCGCAACTGGAGTCTCGCGGCACTGATGGTGTAGGCCAAGGCAAGTATTCCAAAGGAACGACAGTTGGAGTAAAGGCCCTGCCATCTGGCGGGCCGGTAGGGCAGAAGCGGCCTATCAATCAATCCGGGCAGGTATTCGGGCGCATGGGCACAGCGCATCCCAAGAAGAAAGGGTCATTCTTTCCTGGCAGCTTCAAAGCCAAGAAGAATGCCGCATTCTACGGTGAATGAGATGGCAAACAAAATAGCGCCAAAGATCAGCGCACCAGGTTCCAGCAAGTTCCCAAATACTGGGGGGCATACCGATGGCGTGCAGAAGGGCGGCCATGCCAGAGGTGGACCTCTGGCAAAGGTAAAGCCTGCCGGCAAGGGTGATCCAGCTGGGCGTTTGCCCGTTCAGCATCCCACAGCGAATCAGGCAAGCAAGCCCGTCGGCCAACCCAACCCCGACACCAGCGCGGCAGCCACACAAAAGCCCAAGCGCAAAGGGCTCGGAGCGGCATTTTACGGCGAACTTTAAGGAGGCATCATGGCAGTCACCAATTGCTATAAGGTCAACTGGCACTGGGAAGTCGGCGGAAAGAAAGTGAATCACGATCAAGTCGATTATGTGCAGGCGGCGGCGAACGATTACAACACCATTCGCAACGTGCTGGTAACCAACCAAGCGAAATCGCATGGCAGCGCCACATTCGTGGTGGATAGCGTTTTGAATGTAGGGATCACCGGCATTTCTCAGTGATCGAGTTTCCTCATCCGGGTGTTAGCACTTGGGTGAATCCTCACGGGATACGCATTTTCCGGCTGCATTACTCAGCCGATCCGGAAAAGACTTCCGCATGGGCCGCGAAGCAAAAAGCGGCCATGACGAATCCAGCGGACTATGAGCAAGAATATGAAATCAACTTCTCAGCCAAGCTCGGAACGCTCATTTACCAGCTACATGAGGAAGCCACGCTGGAGCGATCTTTTGCTATTCCTAAAGAATGGACTCGGTACTTCGCTCTCGATCCGCATCCTGTCGTCCCACACGCAGGACTCTGGGTTGCAGCTGATAAATGGGGCGATTTCTGGGCATACCGGGAATTGTGGCCCTCGAAGATTTACGGCCAGCGCGGAAACGTTCCCGAAGACGACAACCGCTACTCCATCAAGCAGTATGTCGAAACCGTTTCCTGGCTCGAAAGCGCAGACAACCCCGAGAACGAAGGGCAAGACGAAGACATTTACACGCGGGTAATCGACTATGCCGCGCGCGCCATGGGGCAAGGATTCTTCGATGAGAAGCCTGAGTACAACTTCCAGAAGCGCTTCGAGGAGCTGGGTGGCTGGAGCTTCAAAGACTGCATCAAGGACAACCTGGCTGGGCCGGAGAAGGTCAACGAATGGCTGAAACCGCGGGATGTGGAGCAAGCGGACGGCAGCTTCAAGCCGAAGTCGAAGCTCCATATTTTCGCGGACAGGTGTCCCGAGCTGGTCTACGAGCTGAAGACGAATCGCTTTCAGCAGCAAACCCCATTGATGATGGAGCGGCAAGATCCCACTGGCAAAGCAATGGCCAAGCGGAACCACGAAACGGATTGCCTGAAATATCTGGCCATGGCGGAGATTGAATTCATTCCTGACCGGAAGATTAAGAGCACCTGGAAGCCGATCGCGCAAGGCGTAAATTACTGATGCCTGATGCTGGCGGAGTGCCTGGACAAAGCACTCAGAAGCCCGACCAACCCAAGCGCAAATCACGCAAGACTCCCGAGAACGTAGCGGATATTCTGGACCGCCGCAACGAATCCCGCCGCTGGGCGCAGATAAATCTCTGGGATATGTGGGAGGACGTATTCCGCGCCTCAAAGTGCCGCACCAAGCCAATCATGGTGACGGACGAGACCGGGAAATCGGTCGAGGACACCACGCGCACCAATGTGGCCATGCCGGAGCTCTCGCTCATCATCCGCAGAAAGACAGCGCGCCTGACAGCCAATCCGCCGCAAATCAACTATACGGTGCCGGATGGCGGAAACACAGACCTAGCCGAACGGCTGACGGCCTGGGCTTACATGCAGTTCGACAGGTCAGGAGAGGCTATTGAGCACAGGCGCTTAGTGCAATCGGCTCAGATCTTTGGCTGGGGCGTGGCCAAGCTTTACTGGGATACCGTCGAGCAGACCAAGAAATTCTTCAGGACGACAGACAGCCTAAGCCGCTCCGACCTGCGAAGCCTCGATGACAACACGCAAGGCGACGACCAATTAAGCGACGATGAGAAGTCCCAGGCCATAGCGAAGTACGGAAATACGACGCAAGTGCCGAAAAAGGTCAGCCAGTTTGAAGGCCCGGTATCGAAAAACATCTTTATTGGCGATTTTTACATGGAGCCAGGCTGCGCAAGGCTGAATGAATCAGGCTGGTGTGTCGAGAACTACTGGGAATCCGATGTCTGGCTGAAGAAAATGGGGCAAAAGACCTACCTCGACCCGGAAGATGGCACGGAGCAGCCTCTTTTCGATCCAAAAGCCATCAAAGACCTCGAAGACATGCCTTCCTGGCAGCCGATTTACCAGCAGCAGCCGTTTGATTTGCGGTCCCGCCTTCGTACGAATGCTCTTGGCCAGACTTTGCCTCTCTGGCCTACGAAACTTCTCAAGGGCAAGCGCTATGACGTCCTTGAATGTCACACCAAGGACAAGGACGGGCAATTCTGGATCGAATGGATAGGAAACGAGAAGGTTTATCTCGGGAAGATGCCATATCCCTGGGATCTGTACGGGAAATACTGCTATACCGAGCTCGTGCCGATGTTCGATTTGCTGTCAGCTTACGGAGACTCTACTCCTTTGCTCATGCGTCATTTGTGGCTGCTTCACAATGCGATTGTGGGCAGCCGGCGCGATCTGGTAGCGAATATTCTTAGGCCTGTGATGCTGGTGAAGAACGCCGCCGACATCCCCGATGAGCAGATCGACCGCGCATTGATGCGATTGATCGTGGTGAGGGATCCGGATGCCATTAAACCACTGATTGAGAATATCAGCACGATTTCCACAGCCATCAGCGCAGCTACGGAAGAAGAGGCCCAAAACATGCGCATGATGGCGCTGGCCGAGCCGAACCTAACGAACGTCGAAACAGGAACTGACACGAATCCTCAGGCTGGCAAGACCGCGACGACCGCAGTGCTGGCCGCGAAGTCCGCCGACGCATTGACGCAGTTCGAGATTGATTCACTCAACTGGTATCTGAAGGAATCAGGCGAGAAGAAACTCGCCATGCTCCAGCAGACAGAACCAGAACAGGACGGTCAGGGCGGTTACAAGCCCTACCAGATCAGCGGAAAATACACCGGCCAAGTCGAAGGGCTGACGCAGCGCTACGGCAAAGCCTCGGTTGCGAAGTTGGATTTCATGGAACTTCAGCAAGAGATTCAAGTCGAGCCCGCGGCCATGTCCATGCTTTCGGTGGATGACGACATCCGCAGAAACGCAGCCTTGCAACTTGTCGAGATGGCCGGGCAGATGCCCAACATCGTTGACCCGTATTATGCGGCGCATTTCTATGCCAGCACGATTCGCGGTATCGATGCGGACAAGGCCGTGCCGCCTCCGAAGCCGCCAACTCCTCCGCCACCCAAGATGACCATGACATTCGCGGCCAAAGTTGATCCGCCAGCCGAAGTGCAAGCAGCGCTCTGGGGAATGGTTACCGGGCAACCGATTTCTCCGGATGCGCAAGAACACCTGCAGATTGAAGACACCCTGAAAGGCATCGCCAAAATGTCTCAAGCCGGCGATCATGCCGACAACTTGATGTCCAGTAAGAGTGTGGATGATCCGGAGCCAAATCCACGGACTCCAATGACCAGAGGGGTCAATAATCCTAACGCAAGCTCCAAGTCTTAGGCTGGCGGAAGCGCAGCAGCTTTACGATGGACTGAGCGATCCGCTCTTATCAGCGGCGTTGATTGCTTTCTATGAGCAGCAGCGCATGGAACATATTGAAATGCTCTTGAGCGCGGTAAGGCAAAGCGTCAGAGACACCATGAAAGAAGCTAGACTGGCCGGCAAGGTTGAGACTTACGAGAATTCGCTCAGGGAACTGCAAAAGTTCGCTGAGGACCAATTGAGAGGAGCAGCAAATGGCAGATAAAAGAGGCTTATTCAGGGTGAATTACTACGAAAACGGCCAGCCAAAGACCGGCTTTGTCGTGGCTATCACTGATGTTGAAGCGGCTGACTTTCTGGGCGTGGCCAATGGCTCGGGAGTGCAAGTCACGCGCGACAGGTTCCCGGTCGAAGTGGCGGGACTTGATGCAGCTCATGCCCAGGTTCCATCTCCGCCTGTCAACATGGCACCTCCACAGCAGCCGCGGCAGTTTACAGACGATGAAATGATCCGGCTGCGAGCCTTACTTGGAGGCGGTGGCGTGCCTGTCGAGACGGGCAGAAGGAAATGACTTTCTTTGCAGACCCACTGCATGCATGCGGAACCAACCCGCAGAAGAGGTAGACCATGAGTGATATATCCGTAGCGCCGGAGCAGGCGGAAATCGCCGAGTCTCTGGTCAGCGAGGAGACTGAACAGCAAGTTGCCGAGGCTCCCGAAGCCGAGCAGCAGCAAACTGTTCAAACTTCTGAGCAGCCGCAAGACGAGCAGCAGGAACAAGTCGAAGAAACAGCCGAGGACTGGCTCCCAAGCGAGCAGGACAAGGTGTTTCCCGATGAAGTTTATGCACGCTATGCCGAACGGTATAACTTGACGCCGGAGCAGGCCCAGGAACCAACCTTGCGGCAACTGCTTCACGACAAGATCAACTCCGACATTTTCATTCAGCAGCAGCAGCAGCAGACTGAAGAGCCTGAGCCGGAAGTTGCCGCGGAACCAACCCGTGAAGCTCCGCTCAGCAGAGAGCAGTACTTCCAGAACCTTGACCGCATGGTCACGGAACGCACTGACCCTGAAGTTGCCAAGCAATTCCACGCCGACTTCCTCAAAGCCTTTGGAGTGCCGGACGCAGAAATTGCCAAGAGTTCGCCTCAGCAGGCCATGGCGTTCACCCACACGGCCTCGAAGTACATGCTCAACCTGATGAACACGTTTATGGGAGACATGCTGGGAGCCAGACTATCCGAGCAAATCTCCCAGGCTTTCCCCGGTTTCGGTGATATGTACGAGCGGTCCTCGATGGCGATGGCCTGGGACCGCGTGCGCAATTCAGATCCTGCGTTTTCCGCCCTGCCTGCTTACGGAACCAAGGACTTTTCAGCCAAGCTCCGCGAAGCATCCAGCAGGATACCGGGATTCGATGAAATGCAATTCACCGACGCGCAAGGAAAGCCATTGCCAGCGCAGCAAAACGCCGAACGCAAGTATGCCATGCTGGCAAAAATCGCTTCCGGGCAAAACGTGAATCCTCAGTTGCTTCAGCAAGCCGCCGCTGCTGGCGCAAGAAACGCCCGCCGCGCGGAAGTTAGGCGCTCAGCGGGCAATCTCGGCTCCGGGCAATCGAAAGGCGCTTCACAGTCTTCCGGCTCCAGCAAGTTCCAATCGAATCAGGATCTCTTCGATGACGATACGATGGAACTTTATCAGCGGGAGCATGGACGGCTCTGAAGCAGAAGGAGCTTAGCTAGTGGCTTTAGCCGTAGCACGCAGTTTCAATCAATTCGTCACCGACACAACCAACGTCCGCGACGTATCCGAGCAGATGGTATTGCTTGAGCCGGATGCCGCGCCATTGTTTGTGCTGACCAATGCCGCCAAGAGGAAACAGCCGACCATCGGCTCGCGGTTTGAATGGGTCGAAGACACGGAAGTTTCTCTCTGGGGCTATGCGTCATCAGCCGGTGATTACACTTCGGCAGTTACTGCCATTGGCGTGGCCGATGGAACGCTTTTCGGAGTCGGAGACATCGTGGCTGTGCCCAAAGCGCAGTCATCCTCCGCAGCTCCGGAAGTGTTCCTAGTCACCGCCGTATCCACCAATACACTGACCGTGACGCGAGGCATTGGAGGGTCTGGCGCCGACACCATCGGGCAAACCCAGACACTCCGCATTCTGGCTTCGGCATTCCGCGAAGATGACAATATCGGGCAGCAGCGCTACACCAGCAAGACGGTGCAGATCAGCTATGCCCAAATCTTCAAGACGCCGGTAAAAGTCACACACACCGCAGCTTCCACCAAGCAATACGGAGCGCCGCAAGGCGAGCGGAAGTTCCAGCTTGTCAAGGCGCTGATCCGGCATCGCTCAGAAATCGAAGGTGCGGGACTGTGGAGCCGCGCATCGGAAACCTTGAACTCTCCATCCTCGCGGTGGACGACCATGGGATTCCTGTCGCGTATCGCCACCAACAAAACCGATGCCAACACTACCGCTACAATCACCACATGGAACACGTTCTCTGAGACGTGTTTCCGCTACGGAGAAAAGCAGAAGCT